TGGAGGTTGCCTCAAACCCTGTTCCCGCAACGGCTACCGGCGCAGCGGCTGAGCCTGCCACAGCGGTTGCAGGCGTTAAGGAAGTGATTTTGGGATCGGCCACCGCATTATCTTGGGTAACCGTAATTTCGAAATCGCCCGGACCGTCCACATTCGTATGCCCGCGCCCGCCATTTGGTGTCATTGCTGAAACACCAAATCGACCGGCGGCATAAGTGTGCGCCACAGCGGTTCCGAAAGTCGCATCAGCGCTTGCCGAACCGTCGCCAAAATTGAGCGTCGCGTCAGCCATGACTAGACTCCGCTCGAAACTGGCTCTGCCGCAACAGCTTCCGTGTCATCCTGGACGTCGGCCACGCTCTGCGCTGACGTTTTCTCTGCGGTAACCGTCAGAGTGTCCGTGAGCAGACTCGCGGGGAATTGCTGCACTGTCAGCTGAGACCCGTTGTTATCCAACGCAGAAAGCGTTACGTCCAACGGAACCGCCGCGCCCTTGGTCAGCTGCATATCGCCCGTGGAATCGAGATTCGCGCGGCGCCAAATCAACCGGAGGCAATTCTCACCATCGCGCGCGTCAACGGCAACGGCATAAATTAGTCCGCCTCCGGATGAGGCCACGTCGAATTCCGTTACACCATCGGCATCCGGCGCCGGAACGGGGGAATCGAAATACAGACCCAAAGTGGTCTGATTCAATTGCCACAGCACGAATGCGACCGTGCGGGTTACTTCCGTGATGATCGTTCGAATTGGCGCCGTGCTCTGCCATGGCGTCAACGATTCCGTGGTTTTGTCTCCGCCAACGGTCACACCATCATCTGAGGTATAACCGAGCGAAAGCCACGGCGCCGCAAAAGCTTCGCCAACGGCAGGCGGTTCGGTGCCTTCCGGAGCAATCCAGAGGCCTGGCCCATTTGCTGTACCAACCATTACCTCAGTCGGATCGAGCAATGGTTCTGCGGGAGCGGTCATTGCATTTCCTTTCCATTGTTTGGGTGCACCTGCACCACAAATTGGGTTACATATCTTGGCCGACCCGTTCCGTAATCCGCTAGCCATTGCGGACCCGCGACCATATCGACGCGGTTAATAACTCCCTCGGACCACGGAACACTTATGAGACCCAAAACAATTCGGCGCGCGGTATCGGACCTCCGAAAAGCCGCTGCCTTACTCTGGTCTCGCACATCTACTTGAATGGATGAAAGTACATTCCAACCACTCGGACCCGGAACTGGCACGCTCGCATAGCACCATGAGGTAATTGACGAACCGTAATCATCTCCTAGATGTGAAACCGCCTGCCAGACAAACGCCTCAATATCGGGCATCGGGAAATTCAGCGCCGGATCGAATGTCGCACTTTGCGCAATTCGGCGCCTGCTGATCATTTCGCTAGCGGACCGCATATTGCGCCCTAATCGCCATGGCGGCCAAACCCATCATGTGGCGCGCCGAAACGTCAACCGTGCCGAATTCGATATATCTCCCATAGGGGACCGCATTCTCGATGATGAAAGCGCCTGGCGCGCGCCCTGGCGTCATCCGCCAACCACCGCGCAACGTTCCAGTTTTGACGGGCGTTGACGCAATCGCCATCGAAAGTAATTGCTCCGCAACACGTCTGGTAATCGGGATAATCGATTCCCGAATCGCATTGCGGTTCGTGACAGTGAAAGTCGATGCGCTCATGCGATCATCGCCATTCCCATGAGATTCACTGTCCAGCAACCTATCTCGCCACCGCTAGGGTCCGGAACCCAACGGCAACTCGAGCAAACATATTGGCGCGCATCGCTTTCCGTGACCAGCACCATTCCGTCGCGCGGTTGCGCGTCTGCGGCGAGATAAGCGGTTCCGGCCATCGGAGTGCTCGGCGCGAAAGGCCCGTGCCCGCCTGCACTATCGGCTGTGACACCAGCGGAACCGAACGAGAGTTGAACGGACGCAACGCCTGCCCAATATGGCACTGGCTCAGGTGGCAATTGCCAACCATGCGTATCGGCATCGTCGGGCACGTAGAGCGTTACCTCATACGTCGGCAAGAGCACAACGGACGCGCTCATGGTGCGTCCCATCGTGGCATTGCTGGCTCAGGGTAGACAGGCCAGATAGCAGGGTCAGAAAGGCCTCTGAGAGCGTCCCTAAGGCCCGCATTGACCGCCAGAGGCACGGACACTAGGCCTCCGCCTGTCGATTGCTCTAGATGCCACTGAGCGCGTTGCATCGCCGCGCCCGCTCCGCTCGGATCGGTGGCGGGGGAGTACATGACTGTCTGCACGCCTGTACCAACGCTTGCCACGCTCGGCGCGGCGGGAAGTGTTGCAGCGTAATAGGTCCAAGCGAGGTATGCGGCATAGTGCGGATCTTCCGCCCACCACAGCGCCGAAATCGCCTGCGCCACAATAGGATCAAGGCCCGGAGGGAACCAGTCTTCCCCAGGAAAGCTGGTATCGCCCACTTCGAACCCTCCAATCCTATTGCGGCACAAGCGATTTCGGCGCCCGTCCAGGATTACTTGCTTGACTTCGCCGCTGGCGCCGCTCCGACCGAAAGACTCCGCGCGGCGGAAGTGCCCGCAAGCTGCGCATAGGCGAAAGGCTTTGCGCCGTCAGGCGTTGTATATGGCGTGACAGGCTGCAAAATCGCCACGCCAATGCGCGCCCAAATCTTCATCAGAGTCTGGTTATCCTGAAATGCAGAAACGAGAACTTTTCCGTTCGCATCGGTGAGGACGCCGGAATTGCTTGTCTCGTAACGGATATCCTGCCGCACGCCAACGACCAAGCATGCCCAATCGCCGGTAATGAAATCGAAATCCGGCGACATGTAGGAATTCCATGCAATTGGCACGCCGTACAGCTGATTCACGGCATTTCCCTGCACCTGCTGAGTATCGAGCAGCAATGCGCCGGTATTGTCCCGAACGCCTCGGAGAACGCTCTTTACCCGCAAATCAGCGGCGCTACCCGTTACCGGAAGGCCTTCCGCCTCAACGAGTCCCATTGCGTTGTTGACGGTATCGATGGCATCAATTCCGGCATCCGCCTCCTGGCCGAATGCCTCAATTCCACCCTGCGGATAACTGGCCGGCGCTCCGGTTCCCGCAAATACCGCCGCGTCAAGGGTTGTCGCAATAGCCTCGGCAAGCAAAGGCCTGGCGTATGCCCAAAGGTTGATGCTCGAATCCTCAACGTAGGAATCGGGAATGGCGATGGTGGCAGCGATTTCCTCGGCAATGATTTCCTGCGTCTCGATTCGGAAATCCGTCCAAGGCTTGCGACCGCCTGGCGCGGTCACGAAACCCGCAACAGGAAATGAGGCGGGAATCGGGATCGATGTTTTCCCGGTGGGAATGGGCAACTTTCGCCCGAGTGTCAGCACTGCGGAAGTGGTTGCCGCCTGCTGAAAAACCTGATTGACGTACGTAGTCGGAATGAGGCCAGAGGCATCAATCGGACCAACCGGAGGCGGTTGGGTCATGGTGAATTCCTTTGAGGTAGGGAAATGGAATGTTCACATTTGCCTACCTAGCCGAGATGCCGTATCCCACTGCACATCTCGCCTAAGCTAGAGCCTCACGCTCTACCACGGCATTTCCTCCGCTCCGCAAAGCCTTTCTACGCGAGCGATCGAATCAGTTATACCTGATTTCCAGGAATGCCGCTATAGTGGATTTCGGATATTCCCTTAGCCGAGCGTTTGCCTGCTCGCGCGTGAGGTTGAGGGAATATCCGTGTCGGGGGAAAGGCGTTGCGCCGCAACACGTCCCCCAACGCAGCGGCGCAACGCTTTTCCTTGGAAATTCACTCAAATGCACTAGCGCCCGAGGCGCATCCAATCGGTATCCGCACTTCCGTTTGTTGAGCGCTCGCGCACTCCGCCCGGAAAGGCAATGCCAGCAGGGAGTTTCGCTTCCGGCTCTTTCTTTTCCGGCGCTGCGGCTAGTTTCGTCACCATGACGTTAATGGCCTCTAGGTTTGGTTCGCCATCGTCGGAAATGAACTTGGCGGGATCGATAACTTCGAGTATCGCATCGATATTCGGGACCTTACCCGCCGCTGCGGCGCGAAACTCCGCTGCCGCCAAGCGTTTTCCAGCGGTTTGGAGCGCCTGAGCGCGTCCCTCATCCCTGGCCGCTGCCACCGCCTTTTCCTGATCACTCATTGCCGCGCGCTCATGCTCGGAAAGCTTGCTCTCAAGCGCCCGCTTTTCGGCGCGCTCTTTCAGCAATTGTTTGCGAATAGCGGCCACATCGTCTGCGCCGCTTGGCTTTTCGGGTGGAGGCTCATTGCCTGCCGGTTCGTTCTGCTCTTGAGATGTGTTCTCCTGCTTGGATTCTGACTCATCACCCTGCGGGTTGCTCATGTCTGCTCGCCTTTCATAGTGGGTTGGTACTGACTAATCCCGGATTTGGATTCTCGCCCGGTACTGCCGCTGGCACAACGGGTCTCGTAGCTGCATTTAGCTCATTCCAGCGCTTGATTTCGGAAGGCGTTGCGCCCCAACGCTGCCAGAGCACTTCATCGGGCACACCGAGCGTACGCATTTTGACCAGTGCGTCTACTGTCTCGCCTTCCGAGCGTGATTCGAAATCCGCCCAAATGGTTTCAGCCGAAACGTCAACGGCGCGCGGGTCTCCGATGAAACCTAGCGCCAGGCGCATGGTTTCCTCCCAACCCTCGCCCAAATGCTGAGAGCGGCGCCGAATCTTTGCCACCAAACCAGTTTCGGCCATTTTCATGCCTGATCCTGGAATATTGATCATTTTGCCGAGCAAGTAATGCGGCGGAGTCTGAGTGATTGCCGCCAAATGCTGCACGTCAGCCTCTACCGCATCGAGATAACCACGCAAATTCGATTCAGTGATAACGCCGAATTTGGCCTCGGGATTCTCACTCACCAAAAGCCTATCGGCGCCCACATTGAATGGCGCCTCATATGCGCCATTCGGTTTGCGCTGCAATTTGACGCCGGTCGCGGTCACTTGACGAAATGCGCCAAAATCAGATGCGACCATGCGGTTATAGA